CACCGTTCATTATTCCGCCCTCCTCACGGCGTCCGCGATCTCCAGCGCGACGGGCACCAGCACCCACGCGCACACGCACACACTTTCGACGATTTCCAACATGATTCAGTCCTCCTATCAACTAAACATTTTGCGATTCGTAATCACGCCACCGACAAGCCGCCCGCATTGCCGAATATCGACAACGAAAGCATAGGCCCAATCAATAGCCGCGACGGCGGACATCTTTGCTTCCTCAAACGTCGCGAACGCGCGCCCATTGCCAGGCGCAACCGGCTTATCATTCGCGCCATATTCCCAGCGCGAGCCGTCAAAAGCGTCGGACCATTCCACCGTGTAAGCATTAGCCATGATTCGATTCTCCGATTTTTTTTTCTGATGATTGATTGATCCCGCCCGCCCGCCGGACGCGCCCGCCCGCAATCGGAGCGGACGCGCCCAGCACGGCGCACGGATTAGGCGTTCGCCGCCTGTCGCGCGTCGATCTCGGATTTGATGCGCGACGCCACGTCCGCGCCGGGTATCAGCACGACGGCGCAGGGATCGTAGTAATACAGCGTCCAGCCGTTTTTCCCGGCGATCTCCGCCCACTCGCGCGGATTGTGCCAATCGATGCCAGGCATTCCGCCAGGGATGCCAGTAATCCCGCGCACGGCCTCCGCGAGCGCGCTTGCGCGGACATCATACCCGCCGCCGCAAGCGCGACCGGCTACCCATTGCGCCCGGCCCTGATAGTAGTTGCCGCCATCCAGCAACGCGCGCCAGTGCACGCCGTTGTAGTCGCTGCGGCCCTGTTCCGCCGTGATGATAATTCCGCCATTCGCGCGGTTGTAATAGGCGCGCTCGCGCCCGATCCGCTGGACTCTCGCCAGCGCGTTCTCGTTTCTGTTGCTCATGAGCTGTAACCTCATAACAAGCGGCGCGGCCTCGGATGGTTACAGCATCCAAGGCCGCGCCAAATGGCTTTAGCCGTGTTGCACCCTCGCGGGCTTGCGGGCTGTAACCACCGCATCCGGCACCATGCCGGGCAACGCACACAAGTTTATCACATCCCCGGCCCCCGCGCAACCCCCGCAACCCAAAAAATCTTAAAAAGTTATCAACAATCCCGCCCCGCCGTCGCGTCGCCGCCCGCGCCGCCGTTCGCGCCAGGCCCAAACAGCACGGCGCAAGCGGTCCGCAACATCGCCGACAGGCTAACGCCGCGCCGCCGCGCCTCATCCCTCAACAGCTCCGCCACGTCTCCGGGGACGGCGATCGACGTCCAGCCATGGCCGCCGCTGATCGTTCCGCGCCGCTGCCATACCATTTTGGCGGCCATGCTCCGAGTCCGGCTCAATTCGTCCGGCGTCGGTTTCCGCCTCCTAGTCCAGCACGGGCGCGCATCCGCGTCCGCGCCTGTAATACATCCATCGGTGCAGGCCCAAAAAAAGGGCCGCACCATTTGCCACTTCTGGCACGATTTGCATTTTTTTCTCATGCCGCCATTGTAGCATATCACCCATGCCGCCGCAATACCCCGTTTTATATTTTTTATACTGGCAAATGCTAATAATGCCGTGTGCAAGGGGTGTGCCTTGCACAGTATCTCTAACAATTCGGCGCGAAATTCGCCAAATATCTGCACACACCCTCGCGCGTGTGCGCGACGCGCGCGCGAAATACTGCGCTATCAGGGGACATTTTTTATTCCCATTTGATATATACACCTGTAATACACCCCATTTGCATATATCAAAATGCAATATTTCCCCATCCCCACACATAGGGTTATATTATTACCCCCCTAGACAGTCTAGTCAAATCATGTATCTATATAAAAAAGCCCAATTATAACACCAATTATTAAATATATTGTGCAAAGCACTCTCGCACAAATCGCCGATTTTGACTATTTGCCCTAGTCACCCCGATTTCCGCCAAAAATTTGCAGTTATACGCACCCCTTGACTTTTGCGACATTTTTCGCCATATTGTCGCACACCATGAGAAACACAACACACACACCCGCGCCGTCTACACCCGCGACGGACACGGCCACACCCGCAGCCGTCCGTCTGTCGCCTCGCACTGGCAAGCCGGTGCGCCCATATCACCGCCGCAAGCCCGGCGAGCCGCCGCGCAGATACTCAGGCCCAAAGGAGCGCAACCGTCAACAGGCCGCTAAACTCACCCAGGAGGCCCGCAACGTGCAGCAGTTCGGCGTCGCGATCCCGCCGGATGAGATGATAGAGGTTTCGCCAGATTTGTACGATCCAAAAAATCCTGGGGACTTCCTTTTAATCCCTCAGAGGTTGCGCGCCCGAGCTGTGACATTTTTAGAGAAATTGTCACAATGTAAGCGATGGCACCAGGCGCAAGTTGCAGCCAATGTGCGATATTGGGAGGTGGAGTACGCCGGAAAGATGTCAGCGGATTATCGGCGCACGCTTGATGCGATCAAAGAGCAGATAATCAAGGATCGAGTCGTGGACATTGAGCACGCCCTAGCCGCCGACGCCGCCGGAGAGGAGCCGGAGCCGGGGCGGCGGCGGCCAGACAACCGCAACGCCGCGCTGTTCCTGGCCGCCAACGATCCGAGATACAGGCCGCAAGCCGCCGGCAGCGGCGCAACCGTGATTCTCGATGTGCATATCTAGGCCGCGAGACATTACCCCAAACTACGGGCGCATGGCGTTATTTGCTAATGTTGCGCACATTCGCGCCATATCTGCAACTATACCCTGACTTGTGCAAGGTTGCCAACCTAACCGCACCACGGCAGGACAGGCGCGGACGGCCTAGCCCGCTACCGCCCCTACCACTGCCCCATGCCCCGGCGACGTAGCGCGGCCACGGTGGCGGGCGGCGCACGACGGGCCGAGCCACCGGCGGCGGGCGGCGGGCGGCTGGCGGCACACGGCCACGCGCACAATCGGCCACGCACGACGCAAGGGGGTAAGGACCAAAAGGCCACCCCGGCCACCCCGCCTTAGATACTATACATGCCCCCTCCCGCACGTGGCCTTGGAATCTGCCGTGCGTCTGACTTGACAATCTGGGCGTTATCTGCGGTATTTGTCGGCGCAAGGAGAAACAAGACATGAAAGACACTATGGCTGGAAACGGAATCGGGAATGCTGGCGGGGCTGCGGAAGCCTCTGCGAAGGACAATGCCCCTGCGCGGTACGATGCCGGGCAGGTGGTGCTGGCGGAGGTAGATCACGTGAGGGCGTACAGGGGGGAGACGGACGAGCTGCTGTGGCGGATGAGGAGCGCGGAGGCTGAAGAGGAGTTCATGGGGGTGTTGGACGGGCTGAAGGAGCCTGACTGGTTCGTGGAGAGGTGGGACGAGGAGAAGAAGGTGCTTGTGGCGTGCCTTGTGTTCGAGAGGGCGGAGGACGCGGGGAGGTGCGCGGAGGCATTGGCGGCGGCTGTTGAGGCCGGGACGGCGAAGGCGGTGAGGCTGCGGGACGACGAGGGGATGAGGGGAGAGGTCGCGGAGTGGTTTTCTGCGAAGTGGGCGGAGGCGCACGAGCGGGAGATGGCGAAGGTTGGGGAGGAGTACGTTGGTGCGGTGAAGGATTTCGGGGGTCGGATTCTGGTCGGGTGGATCGGAGGCGGTCTGGACAAGGCTGGGCGCAAGGATCGGTTCGAGCGGTTCGCGAAGGAGCTGTCTGGCGTTTTGGAGAGGCCGCACGGCGCGCCTGGGCCGGAGGGGATATTGCACTACGCGGCGACGGATGATGACGTTCTGGGGCGGGTGAACGTCGCGCTGGGCTTTTCTGACGCGAAGGCTGCGGACGGATTCTTCAGGAGTTTCGCGAAGTACGGAGACGACTTGATGTTCTTCAGGATCAGGGAGGACGAGGGATTCTGCGACGTGCTGGCGCAGATGGTCGTCGCTGCGGCGAGGAAGCTGCGAGCGCACGACGTGAAGAATGCGGAGTCTGAGGGCTGATGGGCGGGAAGCCGAAAAAGATCAAGTACCGGTCGTTGCCGACGTTGCATCTGTTTCACATGAGCGACGCGCGGTGCCGATGCGTCATCGGGCCTGTGGGGAGCGGGAAGTCGAGCGGCATCATTTTCGGGGAGGTTCTTCACCGCGCGATGGGCCAGGAGCCTGGCGAGGACGGTGTGAGGCGGACGCGCGTGGCGATGATTCGGAACACGTACAGCCAGTTGGAGACGACGACGCTGAAGACGTTTCAGTGGTGGTGGAAGCACGACATCTGCGAATACCGAAACGGGAAAACGATGAGCGCGCATATCGCGTTCACGCATCCGACGGCGGGGCCTTTGGACGTCGAGGTGATATTCCTCGCGATGGACAAGCCGGAGGACATGGGCAAGGTTCAGTCGCTGGAGCTGACGTGGGCGTACATCAACGAGGGGCGCGAGATCGCGAGCTGGGAGATTTGCGATCGTATCCTGGAGCGCGTCGGGCGCTATCCGGCGGTGTACGAGGACGAGAACGGGGTGAAGAAAGGCGGCTGCACATGGAGCGGGCTCGTGATCGACAGCAACGCGCCGGACACGGACCACTGGATTTACCGCAAGTTCGAGATGGAGAGGCCGGACGGGTTCGAGATATTCCACCAGCCGCCAGCCGTGCTGATGGGCGAGGGCGGGACGCCGGAGAACCCGATGTGGGAGCTGAACAAGGGCCAGCGCGAGGGAATCCCGATGGCGGAGAACATCGGGAACGTGGGGCTTGCGAGCGCCCCGTGGAAGTATTATGGTGACATGCTCGTCGGCAAGGACTACGAGACTGTGCGGGTGGAGATGTGCGGCGAGTACGGGGCGGTTGTGTACGGCAAGCCGGTGTATGCTCGGTACGACGACAGGATGCACTATCTGCCGAACGTGAAGGACAAGGACACGGGCAAGCCGCTCGACGCTGTGGTGCAGAGGGGGCTTCCCGTGCTGATGGGGTTCGACTTCGGCATCAACTGGCTCGGATGCGTGTTCGCGCAGTTCTGGCCGAACGGGCAGCTCGTCGTTCTGGACGAGATGCTGTTGAACGACGTTTCGACCTACGAGTTCGCGACGGTGCATCTGAAGAAGGTGCTGAACACGACGTTCTACGGGATGCGGCAGTTCGCGTTCTCCGATCCGGCGGGCGAGCAGCGCGGGCAGCAGATGGGCGTGAGCAACATCGCGATGATGAACAGCTACGGGATTCCGACGAAGGCCGCGCCGTCGAACAAGCCAGCGGAACGAATCGACGCGGTGCGGCATTTCCTTGACTACCGCATCGACAAGGACGTGCCGGGGCTTGTGCTTGGGTCGAAGTGCCAGATGTTGCGCAAAGGGTTCCAGTCTGGGTACGTGTTCAAGAAGGCGTCGGTCGCGGGAGGCGACAGGTTCCGGGAGACGCCGGACAAGAACGAGTATTCGCACCTGCACGACGCGTTGCAGTACATCGCGCTGTCGCTCGTGAAGGACGGGAACACGGCGGCGGCGGCTCGGCAGGTCGGCGGCTGGCAGGGCGCGTTCGGCTTGCCTGGCGGATCGTCGCGGCTCGCGGCTCCCGCGCCTGTCGGCATAGACTGCGGCGTGTGCTGAAAAAGTTGAAAAAACTTTGGCGGACGCCTTGACATGGCGCGTGTTATCTGCGGTATTCTTGACATGCTTGAACAGCTCCAGAACGGAAACATGCGGCGGACGGACGGGAACAGCGCCCTTTCGTCTACGGCGGCTTCCGTCAAGATGGGGGGCGCGGACAATCCGGCGTATGGCGGGTTTCCGCAGTCAGACGACCCTTCCGTGCTGGAACAGGGCGGCGAGCAGAAGATCGACGAACCCGCGCAGACGATGATTGCGGCGCGGCTAAACGGCGTCTGGGAGCGAAACAAGCGGCATCGCGAAAGCAACGGCATCGACGCGAAGCTGACGGACTGCCTGCTGATGTTCTCGGACGAGTATGATTCCGTGTCAAAGGCGAAGCTCCAGCAGGAAGGCGAGCCTGACTTGTTCTTTCCGCTCGCGCGGCACAAGGCCTTCACGGCTACCGCGTGGCTTGCGGAGTTCTTCACGGACGGGCCGAAGGTGTTTCAGATTCATTCGTCGCCGAGGCCGGAGCTCGACGCGGAAGTGGTGGATGTCGCCGCGAACGAGGCGATGTCTGACATCGTTGGCGAGGTCGGCGCGGATGGCCAGATGCCTCCGCCGAAAATGGTCGAAGAGTACGCTGCGCAAAAGCGTCCGCTCGTCGAAGACCGTATCAAGTCAGAGGCGGAGCGGCGCGCGAACGCGATGTGGCGAACGCTGAAGGACGACATGGTGCAGGGCGGATGGTCGCTCGCGATGCACGACCTCATCTGCGAGACGTGCGTGTACGGCACGGCGGCGTTCCGCTCGCCCGTGGTGCGCGTCGAGAAGAAGCGCCGCTGGGACCGCAAGGACAAGAAGCTCGTCAAAGAAGACCGTGTGACGCGCTCGTTCGAGGCCGTCTCGCCGTTCGACCTGTTCCCTTCTCCCGGCATGACCGACACGCAGCACGGCGACATGATCGTGCGCGTCCGCTATCGTCCGAACGAGCTTGCGTTGTATCGCGGCCAGCCGTGTTGGGTTGATGCGGCCATCGAGCAGGCGTTGGTCCTTTACGGCGAGAACGGCGTGAGGCTAGAGGCGTCGAGCGACACGATACGGCGTAACCTGACAGGACAGCTGTCGGACGGGCTAGAAGACGGATTGATCGAGGGATTCGAGTTTTGGGGACACGTCAACGGCGCGTCCTTGCGCCAGATCGGGGTCGAGAAAGACGCGAACGGCGGGAAGATCGCCGACACGACCTACGACTACTACCAGGTGAACGCAATCGTGATCGGGACGAACGTGGTGTACTGCCGCGTGATGGACGAGTGCGAGAGCCGCCCGATCGACGCGGTGCGGTTCCACGACATACCCGGCGCGTTCTTCGGCATCGGCCCCCTTCACCTTCTCGCGGCGATCCAGCGCATCTGCAATTCCGCCGGACGCGACGCCGTGGTGAACATGGCGTTCGCCGCCGCGCCGCAGACGGCGGTGGATTTGTCTGTCGTGCGCGACATGGACCTGCGCCTGCGCCGCTGGAAGGTGTGGCGCATGGAATCCAACCCGCAGAACCCGAACGCCAAGGGCGTCTCGTTCTTCTCGCCGGACTTTATCGCGCAGAACCTCACGAACGTCTTTGACTTCTTCATGCGCCTCGGCGACGAGGTGACGGGCATTCCAGCGTTCGCGAACGGAACGGACGCCGCAACGGGCGCGTCCCGCACCGCGACGGGACTGAATCTTCTGCTCGGCACGGCGAACCGTGGCGTGAAGCACGTCGCGGGGAACTTCGACGACGTTGCGCTGAAGGCGATTCGCCGTCTGTGGGAATGGCACATGGACTACAACCCGGACGAGTCCATCAAGGGCGACGTGGAGATCGAGGTGCTGGGGCTGAGGAACTTTTCGTCCAAGAACCAGCAGGCGACCGAACGGCTGAACCTCATCGCGCGAATCTCGCAGGACGAGCGTATGAAGGAGATGCAGGGGCCGATGGAACTTGCGAAGCTCCTGCACGAAATCGAGGCGGGATTCGACTTGCCGGAGAACTGCCTTGCGCCCGCAATCGAAGACTTGAAGGAAAGGCTTGAACAGCAGCGCCAGGAGCAGGAGGCCGCGCAACTGCAACAGCAGATGATGGCGCAGCAGCAGGCCGCGCTGGAGATGCAGGGCGAGGGCGAAGCGGCGGAAGAGGAAGAGTCGAATCCGGGCGGCTTGACGCCGACGGGCAGGCCGGACTATCCGGCGCGTCCGACGCCGAGCGACAACAACGTGGAGTAGGAGTTTTTCAGGATGGCATTGATTGCACAGGCATGGAAGGACAACGCGCGGCACTTCGGGACGGTAGCCGTCCCGCGCGACGTTCTGCTTTCGTGCCTGAAGGACGAGCGGCTGGCCGTCGCCGACAGGTGCGCGCAGGGATTGGACGAGCGCGTGTGGCGGAACGACGTGGGCAAGGCCGAAGTCCTGAAGGATTTAATTCAGATGCTGGAGAGCGGAGCGAAGGCCCCGGATGCGGTGTCCGGGATTTCCATTGTAACGTGATCCGACGGAAACGGCGGGATTTCCAGGTTGGCCCCGCTATGGAAGGAAGAACGGAAAATGGGTATTCCTAAACAGGTAGAGCAGATGGAAGAAGAGGCCGACAAGGCCTTGGAGCAGGACGCGCAGTTCGAGGCGAACGGCGGGGCGATCACCATGCAAGGTGCGCAGCCCGCGCCGACGCAATCCGCGCAACCGGCGGCGCAACAGCCGCCCGCGCAGGAGACGCCTCCGAATCACGCGCCCGCGCAGTCAACCGAACAGCCGCCGCCCGCGTCCGAGAAGGACTTGCAGCGGATGCGTTCGATGCTCGGTCGCCTGTCGAAGTCCCAAGAGGAAAAGGAACGGTCGCAGCACGAGCTTGAAGCGTTGCGGGCCAGAGCCGAAAAGGCCGAGGCCGAACGAGACGAGGCGCGCGCGTTGGCCGAAAGCCTGAAGTCCTCGCCCGTCCGCAGTCCCGCCAACAGCGGCGCGGAGTTCACCGACGAGCAGATTGCCAAGATTCGCGAAGTCCTGAACAAGAACGGAGCGGATTACAGCATCGACGAGGTGAAGCCGCTTGCCGAGGCCATGAGGCTTATCTCCGGCGGCGGCACGGACGAGGTGAAGACGGAGCTGGCGGAGCTTCGAAAGGAGCGGCAGGAACAGCGCGTCGCGCAGTTCAAGAGCCGTCTCGACGCGGACTTCCCCGGCTTCGCGGAGCTTGACGCCAAGCGCGACCAGCGCTGGATGCAGTTCCTTTCCGGCCCTTTGCCGGAACCTATGGACGGGATTACCTACGAACGTTTCGCGGGCGACGCGCTCGACAGGCTGGACTACCGCAGTTTCAGCTGGGTCGTGCGGCAGTTCCTCGCGCAAAACTCTTCCGCTCTCCCTGGTGTCGCTGGCGGCGCGTCGGACGCCGTGCGCGGGCAGATTCGCCCCGCGTCGGTTCCTGGCGCGCGCACAGGCCAGCAGAAAGAAACGCAGAAGCCGAGAGTGCCGCGTTCCGAGATCGACCAGTTCTATCACGCCTACTACGCCAAGCGCGCGGAAGCGAGGTACGGGCTGACAGCCGAGCAGGTGCGCGAACGCCTCGCCTTCTACGAAGAGGCGGAAGCTGAAGACCGTGTTGACGAGACAAGATAAAAGGTTCTCGTCGTGGTCGGCTTCCGCAAGGAAGGACAGCCAACCATGGGCGCAGACGGACTGAACGTGACATACGGGGCGAACCTCGGCAATACTGCCGTGTCGCCCGCACCGAACATCAATGCCGTGGGGATCGCATTCCCCAAGGCGGATGACTGGCCCGGACACCTCTACGGGTACAACCCCAAGCGGTATTCCGGCAAGATTCTCCGCAAGTTCTACCAGACTTGCGTGATGGCCCAGATTTCCAACACCGACTACGAGGGCGACATCAAGGACTATGGCGATACCGTCATCATCCGCACGACGCCCGACATCCAGGTGAAGGACTACAAGAAGGGCCAGGACCTGACCTACGACACGTACGACACGGACGTCGTGTCGCTCACGATCGACAAGGGCAAGTATTGGGCTTTCGTCACAAACCCGGTTGACAAGAAGCAGACGGACATCAAGAGCTTCGTCGAGAACTGGACGAGCGACGCCGCCAAGCGCGTCAACATCGCCATCGAGCGTGAGCTTCTTGCCTATGCCGTCACGCAGGCCGACAGCACCAACTCCGGCGCATCCGCCGGCGCGGTGAGCGGCGCGTACAACCTTGGCACGGCGGCTTCGCCGCGCGCCGTCACGAAGGACTCGATCCTCTCGGTCGTGACCGATGCCGGTTCGTGCCTCGCGGAAAACAACATCCCCACCGACACGGAAGAGTGCTGGATGGTGGTGCCGCAGAAGATCGCGAACCTCATGGCGCTGGGCGACCTTGCCCGCGCGGACGTGATGGGCGACGGCAAGAGCCAGCTCCTGAAGGGCGGGCAGAACAAGATTCCGCAGCTTGACGTATTCAACGTCCATCGCTCGAACCTGATGCCTGCCGTCAAGAACGGTTCCGATACCGTCTCGAGCTCGGCCTACATTCTCTTCGGCCATCGCGACGCGCTCACGTTCGCCGCGCAGCTGAAGGAGAACGAGGCCCTGCCCAACCCGCGCGGCTTCGGGACGCTTCATCGCGGCCTGATGATCTACGGGTTCAAGGTGATACAGCCCAAGTGCCTCGGCGTCGCCGTGGTGACGTGGTCGTAAGCCTAGGCGCAAGCCAATTCCATCCCGGCGCGGATTTCTGTGTGTCTTGCCGCGCCGGGATGGATCAACCAAGACACAAAGACGCGCAGAAGGACAAGACAGATGGAACCGACGATACTCTATAACCCGAACAACGGAATTTCGATGCCGTACAACCCGGCGTTGGCCGGAATGGCGTCGAATCTGGTTGCGCTGACGGACGAGGAGTACGCGAAGATCGTCGCGGGGAAGTCCGTCCAGGCGGCGAAGAAGGAGACGGCGATTCCCGCGACGGGCAACGCGACGAAGGGCGAGACGAATGAAACGCCTCCGCCTGTTTCGGCAGGCGACGCTCCGCGAACGATTGACAATGTGCCGGACGCGGAATTGCTCGACTACGCCAAGTCGCTCGGGCTTGATTTCCAGGACGTGTACGACATGGCGGACGAGAACGAGAAGCCGCAAGCGCTGGCGTACATCCGCAAGAAGGCGGCGACAGAGATCAGAAAGATCGCGGCCGGCAAGGCGAAGGCGGCGGCGAACAAGCAGAAGGACTGACCTTTCATGGCAAACTGGTTCCAGACTGAAATCGAGAACGAGCCGCCGCGCACGGTCGCGGAACTTGCGTCCGACGTGGTGTATCGCGTTCCGAACTGTCCGGACGTGACGATCCGGCGCGCGCTCGCCGACGCATACGGCGAGTTCTGCCGCCGCTCGTCCTGTCTGCGCCATTTCAACGTGAGGATATTGGAGAAAGGCGTTTTGGATTATGCCGTCGTGCCGTGGTGCAAGGGCCGCGTGGAATCCGTGCAGCGCGTCGTGAAGGACGTGTTCATTCTGCGCGAGAACGTGGATTACGTCGTGCGGGACGGGGACGTGGTGATTGTTCATCTCTTGCGCAATCCGATTGAGAACGACTACGAGCATCGCAAGATTCGGATAGATTTCGTCGAGATGCCGACGCACGGTTCGGAACTTACGCCGAAATGGTTTCTCGACCAGTACGGTCACGCGATTGTATCGGGCGCGCTGGCGGAACTCTACGCGACGCAGAACATGCCGTGGTACAGGCCGGAGGTTGCGATCACGGAGCGCAGAGCGTTCCAGGACGCAATCGGCACGGCGAAGATGCGCGGGCTTTCTGGCGCGAACGCCGGAAGCGGACGCATGACCGCGCCGGACTTTTCGACGATCATTGTTTGAATCCAATCAGAAAGGAAAACAAATACCGATGTTGGGTGTCTTTCTTGACAAGAACGAGGTCGGCAAGTTCTTCAGTCTTGTCGAGACAGGCGCGCTTTCGTAGGCGCAAGGAGAGGATGGCGGTATGACGGAACTTACGATAACACCAAAGGTTTCAGACAAGACGGCGCGGTTCAAGGGGACTGTTGCCGCAGGGGAGCATGTCGCCGTCACCATCAAGGGTGGCGCGGAGTGGCTTGGCGAGGACGACGGCGCGAACCTGACGTTGCGTCTTCTTGACATGGTGACCGGGCGCACGCTCGCGGTGTTTCCGCGTCCGGCAGAGACGCTTGAAGCCGGCGAGACGCAGGACGCATGGAGCGTATCGAGCGAGGACGCGAACGACCTTTATTGCGAATTGAACCTGAACACGACGCGAATGGTCGCGGCGGCGCGGCACATGTTGCGGGTTCCCGTGCTGTTCGTACTGGGCGACACGGACGATCCGAGGACGCTGTACTTCAAGGACAGGCACGAAGTTGAATATTGGCCGGAGCGCATTGGCGACACCGTACCGTACGACTTGGACAAGTGGCCGAAGCAGATTGACGAGTGGACGGAGCTGGTTACGGGATTTGACGAAACGCTGACGGGGCATATCGGGGACGCGGTGAAGCACATAACCGAATCGGAACGTGCTACGTGGAACGGCAAGGTGTCAATTTCGGCGCTTGCGGCTTACGTCAATGCGGCGGTTTACGATACTGTCACGAAGAAGATATTGCTCAAGAACGGCAATTCAACCGTGGCGGAGATCGACGCGTCAGATTTCGTGAAGGACGGAATGGTGTCGAGCGTTGCCGTTGTCGGCGAAAACCTTGTGATAACGTTCAACACGGACGCTGGGAAGTCTCCGATCAGCATACCGCTTTCTGATTTCGCAGTGCAACAGGTGCAGTCTGACTGGAACCAGCAGGACTCGTCGAAGAAGGATTTTATAAAGAACAAGCCGACGATTCCCGCGCCTGTGGACATCAGCGGGAAGATGGACGGCGCGGCGGCGTACCCAGCTTGGGATGAATCCTATGCGCAGACGACGGGATATGTCGCCGGAGACAGCGTATCGTACGACGGGCGGCTTTGGCATATCGACGAAGAAACGACGGGGATAAATGTGAATCCGCCGGGAACTCCAGGCAGCGACTGGACTGAAATCACCATCCAGTCGCTCCTTGCGGCGAAGGCGAACACATCGGATGTGGCGACTGCCCTTGCGCAGAAGGCGGACGCGGAGGACGTGAACGCGGCGCTCGCGCTGAAGGCTGATGCTGACGCGCTGCCCTACTCGCTTGTCGTGCCGGGCGAGTGGGAGTTTGCGCCATATCCAGACGGAGTGACTAGCGTAGAGTTTTTTGGGTATAGTAGTGGCGACGGTTGGGGGATTTCGGTCAACGGCGACGCGCCTGTTTACGCTGGACTAAATGAGCCAAATGCTCTTGAGCTAGAATGGGACGTGGATGGAGATGGGACATGTTTAATCACAGCCACGCGCGCCTCGCTCCCCGGCCACCTGTGCGACCGCGCGGTGAACGCGGTTGCCGTCTCGACGGACACGACGCTGACGCTTCCTGCGGCGAATCCGGGGCATGCGCGCGACCTGCTCGTGCGTCTCACGATCAGCGGCTCGACCGTGCCGACAATCACGTTCGCCGCGCCGTCGGGCGAAACGTTGACTTACGAGACGGACG